TGCGCGCGACGAGCGATCGTCGCGCGCATTCCACACGGATGATCGAGACGATGCGCGCGCCGCCCATCCCCGGGCCGGCGCGCGCCGCGCGTGGGGCCGGGCGCATGGACGCGCCGCCTGTTCCGCGCCGGCATGGCGCGACGTTCGCGGCCGCGCCGGCGCCTGGCTCCACGCGCACCCTTTCCCAACACCCATCAGGGAGCCACGAACCGATGGCGCTTTCCGCCCTCGTCCTCTGCTCGCGTGCGCTGCTCAAGGTCGGCGCGCAGCCGGTCGCCTCCCTCGAGGAGGGAACGGCCGAGGCGGAGGTGGCCGCTAACCTTTATCCCGGCACGCGGGATGCGCTGCTCTCCTGCCATCCCTGGTCCTTCGCCACGGGGCAGATGAAGTTGAACCGCCTGGAGGCGGTGCCGGTCGCGGATCTGGCCAATGCCTTCCAGCTGCCGCCGGACCTGCTGCGCGTGATCTCCGCAGGAAGCGGGCGGGGAAGGGGCGTTCCCTATCGCATCCAGGAGGGCCGGCTGCATGCCGATCCCTTCCAGATGGTGCTCACCTATGTCTTCCGTCCGGCGGAGAGCGAGTTTCCGCCCTTCTTCGCCGCGGCCCTCGTCGCGCGGCTGGCAGCAGAATTTTGCCTGCCCCTGACGGAGAACACGTCGCGCGCCGAGATGCTGCACCGGATCGCGGAATCCGAGCTGCGCCAGGCGCGGCTGGCCGACAGCCAGCAGCAGACGCCGAAAGGCATCGAGGACTTCCCGCTCCTCAACGTGCGGGGCTGACCATCATGCCCGCCATCAAGCGTGCCAGGACCGCCTTCACGGCGGGAGAGCTGGCGCCGGAGCTTCTGGGGCGCGGCGATGTCTCGGCCTGGGCGAATGGCGCCGCGCGCCTACGCAACGTCTTCATCCAGCCCACGGGCGGCGTGCAGCGGCGGCCGGGACTGCGCCATCTGGCGAGCCTGCCGGGACCCGCGCGGCTGATCCCCTTCGAGGCCAGCACGGAACAGACCTATCTGCTGGCGCTCGTCAACGGCGCCATGTGGGCCTTCCAGGGCGACAACCTCGTCGCGATCCTGCCCGGCCCCTGGACCGAGGCGATGCTGCCGCAGCTCGCCTTCACGCAGAATGCGAGTATGCTGCTGCTGCTCCACCGCGACATGCAGCCCCAGGTCATCACCCGTTCCGATACGGGCGTCTGGGGCATCGCCGCCCTCACCTTCAGCGCCGCACCCTTCGCCCGTCATGCGCCGACTGGTGTCACCCTCGCCACCAGCGGCACCGCCGGCAGCGTGACGGTCTCGGCTTCGGCCCCGGTGTTCAACGGTGGTCATGGCGGCGTCATCCTCCGCATCGGTGGCCGGCGCCTTTCCATCACTGGCGTCAGCTCCGCCACGCTTGCCACGGCAACGGTGCTCGACACGCTAGCGGGCGCCGGCGCCAGCGGGGATTGGGATGAAGCCGCTTTCAGCGTCGCGCATGGCTGGCCCGTCAGCGCCTGCTTCCACCAGGGTCGCCTTGTGCTGGGCGGATCGCGTGACCTGCCGAACCGGCTATGGTTCTCCCGCACAGGGGATAGTGGAAACTTCGACCTGGGTGAGGGGCTCGACGATCAGGCGATCGCCTTCTCGCTGGTGTCGGACCAGCTGAACGCCATCCGCGCCGTCTTCGCGGGGCGGCACCTGCAGGTCTTCACCTCGGGCGCCGAATGGATGGTCACGGGCGATCCACTGACCCCCGCCTCGATCCAGGTGACGCGGCAGACGCGGGTGGGCTCGATGGTGGACCGCAGCATCCCGCCGATCGACGTGGATGGCATGACCGTCTTCGTCGCCCGCTCCGGCCGCGCGGTGCACGAGTTCTCCTACACGGATCTGCAGCAGGCCTATCAGGCGAACGATCTGGCGCTGATCGCGCGCCACCTGATCGCCTCGCCGGTTTCCATGGCCTATGATTCCGTGCGGCGCCTTCTGCATCTGGCGATGGCGGATGGCAGCCTCGCGACACTGACGATCTATCGCGCCGAGCAGGTGACCGGCTGGACCCGGCAGGAAACCGAGGGAGCCTTCCGCTCCCTCGCGGAGACAGAGGGCGTGGTCTTCGCCGTGGTGGAACGTGCCGGGCGCTTCAGCCTGGAACGCTTCGACGATGCCATGCGCCTCGATGCTGCCGTGACGGCCGGTGGTGGCGGCACGGATTGGGCCGGCCTTTCGCATCTCGAGGGCCGCGCCGTAGCCGTGCTGGCGGATGGCGCGCCGCGTGATCCGGCAGTGGTGCTGAACGGCGCAATCGCCATCGAACCCGCTGCCGGCAGCGTCCAGGCGGGCTTGCCCTTCACCCATGTCGTGGAACCGATGCCTCCCGAGGCAGCATCCGGCTCCGGCGCGCGGATGGGGCCGGTGCGGCTTGTCGCCATCACCTTCCGCTTGCTGGAGACGGGGGCGCTTTCGGTCGATCTCGGCCAGGGCGCGCGGCCGGTGCCCTTCCGCCGGCTGGACACGTCGATGCTCGATGCGGCGCCGCCCGCCTTCAGCGGCGACGTGACGCTGCGCGCCCTCGGCTGGCGGCGGGATTCCATCGCGCCCCTTTGGCGCATCGCCGGTGACGCGCCGCTGCCCTTCACCCTGCTTTCCGTAACGACCGAGACGAGGATGACCGACTGATGGCGCAGCTTGCCCCCATCGTGACGCTCGCCGCCACCGGCGCCTCCATCTACGCGCAGAGCGAGGAGGCGAAGCGGCAGAAGAAGAACGCCCAGGTCCAGCAGCAGAACACGCAGGTCCAGCAGGAGACGCAGCAACAGATCCTGGCGGCGCAGGCCGCCCAGGACACGGCCGAGCGCCAGCGTGCGCTGGAGCGCAGCGTGGCTTCGGCCCGTGCGCGGTTGGCTGCGGGCGGCGTGAACCCGGGCGAGGGCTCAGCCGCCGCGCTCACGGCAGGGCTGCGGACCGCCGCGCGGGAGGCGCAGGGCGCAGATGACGTGACCTATGCCGCGCGGCTGACCGCCGGCCGCAAGTCGCTGCTGGACCAGGACAGCTCCCTGAAGAACTGGGTGCAGGCCGGCCAGGGCGTCGGCCGCGTCGTCAAGAGTCTGCTCGACTGAATTCCGAGACACGCCCACGCGGCAGAACTGGAGAACCCTGATGGCCGAGCACATCCGCATCGGCGACGTCGCGCCGCGCGTGCACTATGTGGCCGACGGTACGCAGAGCGCCTTCGTCTATCCCTTCCCAATCTTCGAGCCCGATGACATCGAGGTGCATGTCGACGGGATGGCCATCCCCACCGGCTATGCCGTCTCGGGCGCCGGGAATTCCGGCGGTGGCCTCCTCACCTTCGCCCGGCCCCCCGCCGCCGGCGCCCGGGTGGTGCTGCGCCGCCGCCTGGTGATGGAGCGCGTCACCGACTACCAGCCCAACGGCGTGCTGCGCGCCAACACGCTGAATGACGAGTTGGACCGGCAGATGGCCGCCTTGCAGGAGCTGCGGGAGGACCATTCCGGCGCGCTCCGCCAGGGGCCGGGGGAGGTGGGCGGGCAATTCGTGCTGCCGCTTCGCCCCGCCCGCGCGAACCGCCTCCTTGGTTTTGACAGCGTCGGCGACCTCGTCACCTTCTCGCGCGGCGAGGCAACGCTTTCCGCTCCCTTCCCGGGCGCCATTCCGCGCACGGTTGAGGACAAGCTGGCCGAGCGCCTCTCCGCCCGCGACTTCGGTGCGACGGGCGACGGCGCGAGTGATGACGGGCCTGCGCTGCAGGCGGCGATGAACGCCGCCGGCGCCTCCGGCAAGCATCTCGACATCGGGGAGGGGACCTATCGCACCACCATCCCACTCACTCTTCCCGGTGCCGCCGCCGGGCTGACCATGCGCGGCGCCATCCTCTATGCCGGCGCGGGCGGCGAGGCGGCGCTGACCCTCGGCGATGGCGGTGCCGTACGGAACCGCGCCAGGATCTACCAGGGCCTGCGCGTGCTGCGAGCCGTGATCTCCTCCTGGGAGGATGAGCGTGACATCGGCATCCTGATCCGCAACCAGGATTCCGGCCTGATCGACATCCGCCAGGTGGAAAGCTTCACCATCGGCGTGCAGACCTTGGGCGTGGAGCGCGGCTTCGAGGACAGCGTCCTCTATCTCGGCCGGATCGTGGACAACCGCTACGGACTGGATGTCCGCACCGCCAGCGCGGCGGCCTGGAACACCTCCGTGCGTTACTACGGCGGCCATTTCGCGCATACGCTGGCGACCTATCCGGAGAAGGACCGCTACGGCATCCGCCTCTCGGCCGCGCCCGGCGCCTATGTCGCGCACAACCGCCATGTCTTCGACGGCCCCGCCTTCGAGCTGCAGTCGCGCGACCGCCAGATCGACGGCATCCCTTTCCTCATGCAGGTGAACTCCCGCGCCATCCTGGCCCGGAACATCCGCATGGAGGGCTGCGACCCCTATGTGGCCCGCCACACCGCCGGCGCGCAGGACCATGTCTATGAGGTGGCCTGGGCGAGCCAGGGCTATGGCATCGACATCGACTACACCGCCGCTGCGACCCGCGTCGGCAGCGTGGTGCGGGCGATCCACCAGGCCGCCGGACACCGCGAGTTCACGCGTACCCTGGCCGAGGTGCCGAACCTCCGCGCCGCCGCCATCCGCTGGAGCGCGAGCGAATGGGGCTTCGAGAAACTGGCCTGCCTCTCCTCGAATGTCTTGGGGCCGGCGAACCTGCTGCAGCACTTCGCCTTCCGGGCGCTGGACAGCTACGGCCAGACGGATCGCGGCATCGTCCTCCCCGGCGGGCGCGGGCTGGGCTTCGTGGTGGACACGCGGCGCTGCAAGGAATTCGCCCTCGCCGTGGATGCCGATGACCCGCGCATGGTCGTGCAATGCTTCGGCGCCGGCAACGCGCTGCTCACCGCCGCAAGTGGGGAGCTGGTGAAGGCCTCCGGCATGTCGCTCAGCTATGTCGACGACGCGCGATGGTGGCAGGGCAATGCCGACAGCAATGACAGCGGCCTCACGCGGCTGCAGGTGATCCGCCTCGCGCCGCAGGTGCAGAGCGCGATCATCGGCGTGGCGCGTGTGGGCGTGAACTATGAGGTGCGGAGCATGCGCCTGGCCTGCGATCCCTCGCAGAGTCCAGCCGTGCTCTACGGCACACCGGAACTGCCCCACGGGGTACGCGAGGTGAAGGCGGAAGCCCCCTGGGACCCGCCCGCCATCCCGGCGGGCGGCACCGTGCAAATGAACCTGCCCTGTCCGGGCGCGCGGCCGGGCGACTTCGCGCAGGCAGCTTTCGGCCTCTCCACCAGCGGCGTGGTCTTCCTCGCCCAGGTGGGAGCGCAGGACGTCATCACCGTCACCGCCTGGAACCGCACCGCGGCCGAGGTGGATCTGGGCGCCGCCATGGTGCGCGCACGGGTGGTGAAGTCGTGACCCCGCTGACGCCGGAGGAGGCGCATCGCGCGATCCGCAAGGTGGTGGCGGATTACGAGGCCTTCGTCGCACGCGGCCCGGCCCCGGGCACGCATGAGGACCCGAAGGCCTTCACCGCCCATCACGCCGCCGCCCGCGCGGCGCTGGCGCATATCGAGCACCTGATGAAGCTGCATCGCGGCGGGCCGGAGCCGGGTGCGGCCGACGAGACGGGCGCGCTGATCGCCGAGGCGCGCCGCTCCATCCAGGCTGCCGAACAGGAAGACCGAGAGAGCGAGGAGAAGCCGGAGGATGACGACACCGCCTGACGACAGCCAACCCGATTTCCTGGAATTCCTCTATGCCTGGAACCTGCGCGCCGGGATGGCCACCCCCGGCGTGCACCGGCGCATTGCCCGCTGGCTCATGGCGCGCCATGCGGGTGATGACCGGCGGCTCCTGCTCATGGCCTTCCGGGGCTGCGGCAAGTCCACCCTCATCGGGTTGTGGTGCGCCTGGCGGCTTTCGGTGCAGCCGGAGCTGCGCATCCTGGTGCTGGCGGCGGACCACACGCTCGCGGCGCGCATGGTCTCCACCGTGCGCCGTATCGTCGAGCGCCACCCGCTCTGCCGCCACCTCCTCGGCGGCGACGAGGCTTGGGCTTCGGACCGCTTCACCGTGAAGCGCGGCGGCGCCATCCGCGAACCCTCGATGCTCGCACAGGGCATCGGCGGCAATGTCACCGGCGCGCGGGCGGAACTCATCATCTGCGATGACGTCGAGGTCGCCGGGAATTGCGACACGCTCGGCAAGCGCGAGGAGCTGCGCGAGCGCCTCTCCGAATGCGAGTTCATCCTCACGCCCGGCGGCACCATCCTCTATGTCGGCACGCCGCATTGCGCAGAAAGCCTCTACGCTCCGCCCGAGGCGGAGGGCGCGTATCTCGCCACCTATCGCCGGCTGCGCATCCCGCTCCTGGATGCCGCCGGCCGCAGCGCATGGCCCGACCGCTTCCCGCGCGAAGGCATCCAGGCGCTGCGGGATCGCGTCGGCCCGCTGCAGTTCCGCCGGCAGATGCTGCTGGAATGCGCTGCCGCGGCCGCCGCGCGCCTCGATCCTGCGCTCATCATCCGCTACGGCGAGGAACCCGATTACCGCGAGGCGAACGGGCGCCCGATCCTCTCCCTGCTCGGCCGCCGCCTCGTCTCCGGCGGCGGCTTCTGGGATCCGGCTTATGGAAGGCCGGGGCAGGGGGATGCCAGCGTGCTCGCCGCCACCTATGCGGATGGCGAGGGCAACCACTACCTCCATCGCCTCGCCTACATCACCCAGGACCCGGACGGGAATCCCGATCCGGCGACGCAGCAATGCCGCCGCGTCGCCGCGATCGCGCGGGAGCTGCTGCTGCCGGTGGTGCGGGTGGAGACCAATGGCATCGGCCGCTTCCTGCCCGCCCTGCTGCGGCGGGAAATGGCGCTGGCCGGCGCCGCCTGCACGGTGGTGGAACATGCCAGCCACCGGCCCAAGGCGGAACGCATCCTCGGCGCCATGGACCCCGCCCTTTCCGCGCGCCGCCTGCATGCGCATGAAGCCGTCTTCCGCACCGCCTTCCCGCAGGAGATGGCGGAATGGAAGCCCGGCGCGAATGGCGTGCGGGATGATGCGCTGGACGCGGTGGCAGGCTGTCTCCTGGCCGAACCGGTGCGGATGCCGGGGCTTCCCCCGGCGGCGCGCGGCGCGTCCTGGCGCGGCTGACTCAGGCCGCGGTCTTCTTCAGCACCTCGGTTCCGTGCCGCTTCGCCCCGTCCTCGGTCATGGCGAAGCGGCCGGGGGAGACTTCCTGCGCGAAGCCCATCCCGCACAGCCTGCGCAGACAGGCCTCGTCCGGCAGCCCGGCGGGGCGCGTCCCACCATGCGTCAGGAACAGCCGGTGCAGGGCCGACCGGCAACAGGTCTCGAGATACGGCTCATTCCACATCGCCCGCACAAAGCACCCCTTCTGGCACCCCGGCAAGTCGGGGCGCCGCCCCGCGCGATCAACCCCGCACCCCCTCCATGGAGGACCCCATGCCGTCCTTTAACCCCGATCCGCAATGGATCGCCGCCGCGGTGGAAACCCCCTTCATGGCGGCGCTCGCCTGGATGCTGCACTCCCTCCGCCGAAGCATCGTCCAGAATGAGGCCCCTCCGCCGGAGCGCGAGGCCGCCGACCACGCCCAGCAACAGGCCGCGCTGGAGCGCACGCGTGACGACCTGGCCGCCTTCAAGCTGGAGGTCGCCCGCACCTACGTCCCGCTCTCCCTAATCCGCGACGTGGACGGACGCCTGACCGCCCACCTCATTCGCATCGAGCAGAAGCTGGACGAGGCCACCCGCGCCGCCCACAGCACCGCTGCCCAGATGCGCGTGCTCGCCGAGGACCGCTGACATGAACCCCGCAGA